GTCACCTGATTCCGACAAAGACACCTATAACATGCAAGAGAAAATTCAAAACAACAAAGCCAAACATTGGTGCTTCACTATCAACAACCCTACGGAGTTGGACTACGCAACTCTCATCATGTTTCGTCCGCAAACAACGTACATGGTCTACGGAGTAGAACATAATGTCTTAGCTGATTCCGCCGGTGTTCGCAAGACTCCGCATCTTCAAGGCTACTTTTGTCTGGTAGGACAAAAAACAAGAACGGCTCTTTCCAAAGTCTTAGACCGTGCACATCTAGAGGTCAAAAAGGGTACTGTCCGTGATGCCATTGATTACTGTAAAAAGGGTGATCAAACGCACGAAGAATGGTCCAAATTTAAAACCGCTGGTCCACATTACGGCCAGAACGCAGAGGTTCATCAAACTGGTGAAGAACCACTGGAACAAAACGTTGCCGGCCATAAAGCTTCCATGGAAAAGTATGAAGAAACCATGAGGCTTGCCAAAGAGGGTTGTTTCGATGAAATCAACCCTAAACATTCATTGCTTTATTTCAATAATATACGCAATGTTCGTCAGGAGGTTATTAACAACAAGCCTCGTACTGCCTTGTCATGGGAGCATGGCCACTCACCAAATCTTTGGATTTACGGTGTTACGGGGACTGGTAAGTCCAAGAAAGTCTGGGAGGAGTACCCTACTGCCTATAGAAAAATGTGCAACAAATGGTGGGATGGATACAATGACCAAGCCACAGTCGTTATTGAAGATGTCGGTCGTTCGCATGATTACTTGGGTGATCATCTCAAGATCTGGGCAGATCGTTTCCCATTTCGAGCAGAAATGAAGGGTCGTACAGTCATGCTAAGACCGGAGAGGTTGGTAGTTACCAGTAATTACCACCCTAGTGAACTTTGGACTGATCCAAATGTCTGTGATCCAATCCTCAGAAGATTTACTATTGTCAAATTGGACGCCATCAAAAAAGTTGATGATACACTTCCGGATCGTCCCCGCAAAACCAAATCTTCGAAGCACCACAGTGAAGAAAGGGCTTCCAAAAAGGCAAAGAAAGCTCCTCTTTATCGCCAAAATGCGAATGGTCGCATTGTGCCTAATACTAATCCTCTTACTCAACGGGAGCTACTATTTGGGAAGGAACAGCCGATGATCGATCTTACCAAGGAAGATAGTAGCTCAGATGACTTATCGTCCGTCTCAAAAAGCTGGAACAGCTCCTACGAAGAAGGACCGCCAGAGGCGAGAAACGCAATGTTCCGAGTTGGATCTTGCGAGAGCTCACTTAGCGATGACGAACGTATCATGAGCTGGTGCCAAAAATGCGATGAAGCATTCATTGATTGTCCATGTAAATTTTAATAAATGAATTTATGGAGTTTATTCAAATTTGTACAACGTTCACATTAGGGTTAGGGTTAGGGTTAGGGTTAGGTAAGGTCTAGGGTTAGTTTTAGGCCTAGGGTTAGGTTTAAAACTAGGGCCAGGCGAAGCCGTTGGCCCCTAACTATTATGACCTCTCACTTATCTAATAATCCTTCGGGGCGCGCGAGCGACCCGCTTCAGGGAGCTAGGCCATTGGGCGATAGCCCATTGGCCGACGCGATAAAGACAAGGCGATAGGAAGAAGTCCCACTTGGGCGCGCCTCTCAACAGTAGCATAGTTGAACTAGACTTTACTTATTCACGGTCATAATAGTGGTACAGAAACAAGGCTGGGGAAAAAGCCGCAGGCTACTATTACCCCCAGCCGTCACTCTCACTCCGTTAATCTGCAGGTTGCTACACGTGATCACATGGGGAAAACTAGATAAACGTGAAACACGTGAACTTGACACTTTGACATGTCGAAACGAAGCTTAGCACAGGCATTAGAAGATTATGATAGGAGGAAAGTTGGAAGAGCAAGACAGCTCGTTCGCACAATGAACGTCTCAGATGCACCAACTGCCAACAGGCAACAAATTTTAGAAAAGAAGCAGGCTGCTCAGCTCAGACGCGCTGCCACTATGAACAAACAGCTAAACATCCGTACCGGAGGTTTTCTAGGACTCGAAAAAAAATTTTTCGACACCTTTCTTGCGACAACCGTTATCCACAATCCTACGGATGCTACAGGGGGTGAACTCGATCCTGCCACGGCAAATTGCCTCAACGGTATTTCGCAAGGCGATGGTGAGTCTAATAGAGATGGCAAGAATTATGTTATTAAATCCCTACATTTCTTGGGGAGAGTAGTTACAAATTCTCAGCCAAATAAGACTCTTGGTTGGATTCCACCCAGCTGTTTCATCGCCATTGTGCTCGATACGCAGACAAATGGTGCCCAGTTAAATTCAGAAGATGTTTACCTGAATCCTGCAGCGAGCTCAGCAAATAACAGTTGTTTGCAAAGGAACTTGCAATATTCCTCCCGTTTTCGAGTTTTGAAAACATTCAAAATCGACTTCAATAACCCTTCCGTAAGTTACGACGGAACCAACATTGAAGGTCTCGGGCAATCTCAATCTATTGAAGCCCATCTTGATAACTTAAATATCAAGGTGGGATGCTCGGCCACAACCGGCACAGTTGCTGCAATTACAGACAACTCCCTTCATGTAGTTGGTTTCTCAACCAACGGAACTGAAACAGTCAATTTGACCTACACGTCAAGAATTAGATTTATGGGATAGGGACCCAGAAATGTAATGTAAATAAACAGAAAAAAAATAACGGCTATATTTCCCTGCGGCAAAGGCCTCGGTCACGGGGCCCACACGTGATTTCACGTGGTGTGCACAACACGTGGGGAAAAACCAAACCCCAAAAAGGCAATGTCAAAGACATGTGAAAGTCACCTGATTCCGACAAAGACACCTATAACATGCAAGAGAAAATTCAAAACAACAAAGCCAAACATTGGTGCTTCACTATCAACAACCCTACGGAGTTGGACTACGCAACTCTCATCATG